GGAGTTTGTTGGTATAGTCCTCTAGTGCCTGGCGTGTCAGGTCCATGAAGGCGTCCATCCTTGGCGGTCCGTTCGGTAACCTTGTCGCTGACGGATCCTAGGTTAGGTTCAAACAAGTTTTTTACATGAGTTGATCGTATAGATTTTCTTCATTTGGCGAATTAAAAATTTCAAATTGTCCGTTACTGTCCTGTTCCCATCTATTGAGTTGCTTTTCCATTGATTTTATATGCCACAAAGCAAGTTGTGGTTCGGGTTGAAGTTTTGTAATTTTATCCGTACCAAACAATTTTGTATGCATTTCATTAGACCATTTAATGTAATCACACTTTTTGAAAATTCTACCTTGATAGTCGGGCCAATTTACCCAACCGACATTATTAACATTAAATCCACTCCACCTAATAAAATCAGAAGTTAGACCAGGATGTATATTTATCCTTGGTATATAGATGATTTCAGCACCCGTTTGTTGAATTATTTTTTTAATATTTTTCATAAGTAGTTCTTGTGGCATTTCATCTGCATCTATACAAAAAATATATTCACCAGTTGCCTTTTCAACATGAAATTCTCCATTTTCTCTGAAAGTATCAAAAGGTCTTTCAAAAATGTTAATATGATTACTAAAATAATCTAAAACCTTTTGAACTTTTGAAGTTTTATTATTAGAATCTACGATTACATTAATCTCATCGTCACCCGATCTAAATTTAATTAAAAACCCGAGCAGCGAATATAGTTCTCTAGATTCATTACAAACTTGTATTGAATATGTAATTTTAATATTGGGTGGTATATTTGCTTTACATTGTTCATTTTGTTTAATATTAATTTCTTCGTCATTTTCATGATCATATAGTAGAGCTTCTTCATAAGTTAAATATGTTCTGTTCAAGAAATCTTCTGGATGTCCTCCATTAGGACCAATACTAAATTTAGGTTTGTTGTAAAGTTTTTCTACATCATTTTTGTTTTCAAAATCAAAATCGACATCATCTCTGACAAAAAAAGCGTTAACACCTTGACTATCACAATAGACTAATGAATATCCAAAACTATTACATAGTTTCGTTATAGATAGAAGTGATGTTCCATAGTAATTACTTCCATCCCACATGAAATCATTTTTGTATTTTATCACTTTATCTTCGTGTGGTAAATGTGTAGCATTATATTCGCATACTATAATGTCAACTGTATAGTTTTTCAATATTTCATTCAGACAATAAAAATCATTAGAATCAATATCTACACAAAGATAATTTATATGTTTAGGTACTTGGTATTTTTCGAATAACTGCACAATGTTTTCACGGTTAATAAATTCTTTCTTTAGATTAATGTCGTCATTTTGATTACTTCCATCCATGAGAAGTCCTTTCCATTTATACTTTTCTCTTAAAATTCTGGTATTACACTCCATTCCATTTTCAACACCAAATTCTACATAGTACTTATTTTTACAATCAATAGTATTTACTAGAAACTCTGTGATACCATCTTCACCATTCTGCGAGTAGATTCTATGTTCTAGCATTATAAGATTAAAGGTAATATAGTCTTTAATCTTATAATGTCCACTAAACGGACTATTTTGAATTTATTTAAGAACAAAATCAATGATATAAAATCGGTTGGTATAACTTCTTATGATTATCCAACGTCAAAAATTATAAGTAAAAGTGATATTGACTTTGTAGTTGTGGGAGACACTTTGGGTTCTACTGTATATGGTTATGACAATATTAATAAAGTTAGTACGGAAACAATGTTAAGACATTGTGCTTCTGTTTATAAAGGTTGTCCTAACAAATTTTTGATTGGAGATATGCCGTTCATGTCTTATCAATCATGTGAAAAAGAGGCGATTGAAAATGCTGGTAAATTTAATTTAAGTGGTATGGATGCTGTTAAACTGGAAGGATTTTATCCTAACCGTGTTAAGTCTATAAGCGACTCTGGACTAATTGTCATGAGCCATTTGGGTTTAACTCCACAAACAAAAGCTAAAATGAGTGGTTATAGAATTCAATCTAAGACATCCGAAGATTCCAAAAAGTTACTTGAACAGTCTAAACGAATGAGAGATGCTGGTGCGTCTTTGTTTCTGTTGGAAGCTGTACCAAAAGAAGTTGGTGAACTTATTACAAAGGAACTTGATGTCCCTGTATACGGAATAGGTGCTGGGCCAGAGGTTGACGGACAACTTGTTATTTTTCATGATCTAGTCGGTCTTTTTTGGGATTTCAAACCTAGATTCGTAAAACAATATGTGAATACAGAAGAAATAATATCAAATGTTTTAAAACATTATTCTTCCGATGTGTCTAAAAAACTATTTCCATCTGTCGAACATTGTTATGACATGAATTCAGAAGAATTGGAAAAAATGCTTAAAATGAAGAGTAGTAGTTGGAAGTATACATAATGCTATATAGTGATTATATAATAGAGACACTTCGACTAAATTCTATTGATCACTATTTTCTAGTAACCGGTGGTGCTATAGCGCCATTTGTCGACAGATTATCAAAACATAATGTTAAATATTTTTGTTTTCAACATGAACAATCCGCGGCCATGGCAGCTGAAGGTTATTATAGAAGTTCAGGTAGAATAGCATGTGTTGTTACTACAAGTGGCCCAGGTGTACAAAATATATTAAATGGACTGTGTGGTTGTTGGTATGATTCTATTCCAGCAATTTTCATAAGCGGACAAGTTAATAACAAGGAGGGCTTGAAGAGTCTAAAAAACAGTAATCCCCGTCAAGCGGGTTTTCAAGAAATGCCCGTTGTAGAAAGTTTTAAACATTTTACAAAGGAATCTGTCAAAATAGATAATATAATGTCAATAAATTACATTTTAGAAACCCTCTTTACTCCTAGATTTGGACCTGTATTGTTGGACATACCAGTAGACATTCAAATGACTGAATGCGATCTTGAATTGCTACCAACTAAAGTTAAAATGGACACTTCATCAAATAAATGTATAATTAATTTGAAAGATAAGCATAGACCTCTCATTCTAATTGGTGCAGGTGTAAAACTTTCTAAAACAGTAAAAGAATGTATGAACTTCATAGAAAAATATAGTATTCCATTTGTCCTATCTTGGGGTGCAATTGATATTTGTGAAACAAATCATTCACTTAATTTTGGGTCTCATGGAGTATATGGCGATAGAGTGGCAAATTTTGCAGTACAAAATTGCGACCATATGATTATCATAGGTTCCAGATTGGACTCCCGTCAGACTGGTGGAAACTTTAAATCATTTTCTAAGTTTTCGAGTAAAACTATTATCGATATAGATATTGAAGAAGTTAATAAACTGGATGACAGAGGAATTAACATTGAACAAAAAATTATTACACCATTGGAAAACTTTTTTGAAAATGTTTCTATTATCGACAATAGTGATTACTATGAATGGTCTAACACTCTCAGAGAATTAAGCAATAATGTTGATGAATGTGGCAGGGACACTGGTGTGTACAAAGTTTTAGATAAACTGTTTGAAACATTTGAAGACGATGCTATAATAATACCCGACCAAGGAGGAAATTTAGTTTGGACAATGCAATCTAGGAAACTTAAAAAGGATCAGCAACTGTTCACAAACTTCGGTAATTCGTCTATGGGATTTGCTCTACCTTGTGCTATAGGAGCAGCTATTGCTACAAACAAACCTATAATATGTATTGATGGTGACGGTGGGTTTCAAATGAATATTCAAGAATTGATAACTGTTTCAAAACATAATTTAAATATTAAAATTTACATATTAAATAATTCTGGTTATGGAATAATAAAACAATTTCAAGATAACTACTTCAAGTCTAACTATACTGCAACGACTAAAGAAGATGTATTTGGTATGGACATTGATTTTGAACAAATTGCTAGATGTTACGGTGTTAATACTTTATGGAATATAAAAATCCCAGAAGATCAAAAGATATATCCAAAATTAGAGCATGGTAATTCTCTCGAAAACATGTCACCATACTTAGACATGAGTAAATACATGTATATCAAACCAAATGATTACATTTCAGTTCGGGAATGGACATAGTCGTCTGGGGTTTTAATTTCCCAAGTCGCTCCGAACTTTTCAGCCCATTGGGACAACAACATTTTTTCGGGATAAACTAAATTATATTCTTTGTCCTCAAGTTCACCGTTCGTGTACTTGAGGACAATCTTTTTGATATCCTTCACATCTATGAAATCGAAATAGCGATCCTTTTCAATCACGACATGACCTTGACTCTGACATATGGCACTAAACCGTGTTGGGAGTTCGCCAGGACCATAACAACCCCATATTCTTAATGAATAAGTACCCGGAATGTTCTTAATTCTTTGATCAATTACCCATTTAGAAAGTCCATAGGGTTCACGATTCATCCCAGGTTGAAGAGCAGCTCCACTTGAAAAGTAAATCAACTTATCATAGGACTTTCCAATATGTTCTAAAACATTTTCAAACATTAAAATGTTTCTATATGTAATCTCACCACTGTCCTTCTGTAGTCGACTACCACCAACAACACCACAGTGTATCACCCAATCAAACTTTTTATCACTAAAGTACTTCCGAACACTTTCTTGGGACTCCAAGTCACATTCTTCTCGGGTTACTCCAACCCAATTGGTACCTTCCAATAGATTCTTTCCTACAAAACTCCGAGCTCCCAAAACACACACAGACATATTACTTAAAGTTTTAATCATTATTTTAACTAGTATGCCTCAAAAAGTTTGGTACGCTCCAAACAAGTTTGAATCCTATGGAGAAGAAGAAATAAAAGCGGTTCAGGACTGTCTAAGGGACGGTTGGTTGGCAGGTTTTGGTGAAAGGACTATTGAATTTGAAAAAAGAACTTCAAAACTTTTTGGAAAAGAATTTGGACTATTTGTCAATTCAGGAAGTAGTGCCATACTATTGGCACTTAGTTCTTTGGAACTTCCTAAGAATACAGAAGTAGTTACACCGGCATGTAGTTTTGCAACTACCCTGGCACCAATAATTCAATTGGGTCTGACACCCAAGTTTTGTGATGTTGGTGTGAATACCTATGTCCCGTCAGTAGATGACATCCAAAAGGTTATCACAGATAGAACGAGGGTCCTATTGATTCCAAATCTTATTGGAAATAAACCCAATTGGAAACTCTTGCGTGAAACCTTTCCGGACCTCATACTCATTGAAGATTCAGCAGATACTATAACCTATACCAAAGAGTCTGATATTTCAACAACAAGTTTCTATGCCAGTCACGTTATTACCGCTGGTGGAGTTGGTGGTATGGTGATGTTTAACAATGAAAGACATCTCAAACGAGCTATGATGTTTAGGGACTGGGGACGGATTGGGGACAACCAAGAAGATCCAGGAGAACGATTCAATCATTCTGTTGACGGTATCCCCTATGATTGGAAGTTTCTCTATGGAGTGCCAGGTTATCACCTGAAGGCGTGTGAGATGAATGCGGCCTTTGGACTTGTTCAACTTGATAAACTCCCAAAGTTTCTTGAAATTCGTCGGAACAACATTAAGAGATATCTCGAAAATCTCAAGGACACCAAGTACTACACTCTACCCGACGATTCAATTGAACCCAACTGGTTGGCAATACCACTTCAGTGTCCGAACCGTCTAGAACTTATTAAGTTTCTGGAAGATAATGATGTCCAAACAAGAGTTTGTTTTGCCGGAAACATTACCAGACATCCAGCATTTGAAGAATATAAACAGGACTTCGAGGTATCGGATAACATCATGAGGAATGGATTCCTTCTGGGAGCTCATCACGGTATGACCCCCGATGATGTTGACAGGGTGTGCGATTTACTTAAAACTTTTGAATCTTCTAAGGTAGTATAGATGAAGAACATCTTAGTGACAGGTGGTTGCGGATTCATCGCTTCGAACTTTATAAATAGTCTATGCACAAAGAAATACTTTATAGTCAATTTGGACAAAATATCCTATTGTTCAAATGAGACAAATGTGAAACCCCGAGAAAATTATATATTAGTCAAGGGAAATATTTCAAATAAAGAACTTTTAACATTCCTGATTGAAAAATACGACTTTGAACAGGTCTATCATTTCGCAGCACACAGTCACGTTGACAATTCCTTCAATGATCCTATTGAATTTACACTTGAAAATGCTCTTGGAACACATGTACTCATTGAAACATTCAGACAGCTTAAACCCAGTGTTGAATTCATTCACTTTAGTACAGACGAAGTCTATGGTGAAAGTAAGAGTGATGAACCCTTCAATGAAGAATGTGGTGTGCTTACACCAACCAATCCCTATTCAGCATCCAAAGCGGCCGCTGAAATGATTGTGAGGTCCTATATTGAATCCTTCAAAATGAAAATTACAATTATAAGGTGTAATAATGTCTATGGACCAAATCAATTCCCAGAAAAGTTGATTCCTAAATTTGTTAAACTATTGAATGAAGGAAGTAAGTGTACACTCCATGGTACCAAAAGTTCAGAAGTTAAAAGAGCATTCATCCATGTTGACGACGTATGCGAAGCTGTTAGAACTGTGATATCCAATGGGAAGGTGGGTGAAATCTACAACATATCGTCAGATTATGAATTAAGTGTACTAGATGTAACCAAGTTAATTATTAAGATTGTTAAAAAAACCGATGATTGGGAATCATGGGTTGAACACGTTGAAGATAGACCTTTCAACGATAAGAGATACTATATAGATTCAACAAAACTAAGGACACTCGGTTGGAAACCAACACATAACTTGGAACATCTAAAGTTCCATATTATCCAACTGACACAACATAACCCACTGGTCAACAAACCTGATGTCATTTAGAATCATCTGGTGTCGATATATCTCATTGTTGATTTCACGCTCACGCACCCTTAGTTCAACCATCTTGTTCTGACGGGACCTAATAAACTCCATAGGGTCACCAATCGCCTTCACCAACAGTTCATGTTCACTCTTAAGTTCCGCAAACATGATAGAAATCCTATCATGTTCGAGGAGGTCCAAAGGTTTGGGGATAATATCGTAGTACTTGAAGGTGTCGCATAACTTGGTAACATCAGAAACTGCAGACACGTTAACATTTACCGCCACGGCGCGGTACAGGGTTACGAAATAATCATGATTTTCATCCTGATCCGTCGGGTGCCAATGTTCGAATATCTCCTCATATAGACGCCGTAAGATTTCGAAATAGTACAGAGTATCGACAGGTGATTCCTTAAACAGACTATTCAAATTGTTATGGATAGTACTCAGTTCTTCGGTATGGTTATCATTCACTTGGATGATATTCTTCTTGATTTCACCAATTTCATACAGTACATCGTCAATCATAGGATCCATGGGAGCACGGGACTTGGCAAGGGAGACAACACACTGGTGGCGGAGAGCGAGCATCGTGTGTTATTATTAGCGCCAGTGGGTCTTGATATAATTTTATACATGTAATTTATATAATGTCCTTAAATCTAAGAAATTCAGAAAATCCGTATTGGAATGTTGTATTCGACTTTATGATTCGGAACCCGGACGCTAACACCAATAAAAGTAAAATAGTATTTGAATCACAAATATTTATTGATTTACTTTTAAAGCATCTTATAAATTATGGAAGTTTTCGTCAAAGATTTTCCAGAAAGTTGAATAACAAAATTATTGAAAAATTCTTAAGAACCATAACTTCAGAAGAATTGAAATCATTGTTTGATGGTATTGTTAAAATCTCAGGACCTGAAGTTACAAAAGTTGATTTAAAATTGTTAGTGCTTGTCATTGCAGAGGGGTTGGACAGAAAAAACACAATAGGATTCAATAATCGTACACAATCTGTTAAAAACTTTATAAACAGTCTTGGTACGGATCCTAACACAGTAACTACCGGTGTAATTAATTACATACGTGACAGTATCTTAACGTAATTGTTATTCTGGTCGGGATGATACCGCCAACATCCACGGTTATTTTTGATAATTTCAGCAAAAATTGGATCACCTCGATACCTTTGTTGAACTAGATTACTCATAACATGAATATGTATGTCGTTCCACTTATCAACATCCAATCGAAACCCATTTTGTCTGAAATATTTTTTTGTCCCCATAGACTTTGCCATTTTGGCATTACAATTCTGAAGTTCAATCAAATGTTCATCGGGATTTCCGGTTTTAAGGGTCAAGTACTTGGCAGCCTGAAAAGCGTTTTCTATGGAAGGAAACTTCATTTTTCCATATACAACTTCATATTTATGAAATGTTGAAAGATACTTTCCGGGTATAGTTGAAGCTCTGTGGTGTACAAATAGCATTTACTTGGTAAACACTAAGACAAATATTTTTAATTATACTTTTTTAAAAAGTCTTCAAGAGTTCACACCACTCCACCTTCGATAGGGCATTCTGACGCTCCAAACTGGGACGCCTCTTAGGAAGAATACCTTCCTCCATTGCACACATGATGGCGTCCTTATTGTGTTTTTCAAACTGTTCAAGGCTGAACGCGTGACTGCGCTGGAGGGGCATCTTTGTCTCTAGCGCAGACATTACTTGATAAACACTAAGACAAATATTTTAAACCTAACACTTTTTAAAAATCAAAGTTTGCATCCCATTGTCTGCTCATGGTTTCATCTTCAAAACCGTAAACAGCTAAATTATCACATGGAAATCCATACGCTTCACAGTTGGCACACTTAATACCCACACAAGTGTCCAAGGCCCATCGATTGTGATCCTCGATCATGTCCTCCAAACAATGATAACCATGCTGAATACACCCCTTGTCCTTACACAGGGTTCTAAGTTCATCAGAAGCACCCTTCCAAGTAAAGGATGCCGAATCAATCAATTCAGGCACTATGATGTTCTTCCAATAGGACCTCCAGATGGACCACTGGATGTCATATGGAAGGATCTCCATTCTTGTTTATTCATGGCGCAAAAGTATCTCAGATTATTTTCATTCGTATATTTTAAATGAACTATTATCTAGTTGGGGGGATTGCAATTCTTGTACTTGTAGCAGTTGTACTATTGGCACTTTATCTTTCAAGAGACTCTGGTGACGCGAACGCCAACGCGAACGCCAACGCGAACGCCAACGCGAACGCCAACGCGAACGCTGATGAACTTCCAGACTTATCTTCAATCGAAATTACAAATATTGGAACATCTGTCGATCTTGATGGTATGAGAAATGATCCAGAATTGGCAGAAGAGGAGGACACAGGCACAACTTCAGGATACAGTTTAATTAATAAGGAGTATTTAACTGAACAACAACTTTATGCAGCTAAGAACGCGTACATAAATCTTAAAATAAATTGGACAAATCCACCTGCGTATACAGATAGTATTGAAAAATGGATTTTTAGAATTAATGACGATAATGATCAAGGTCACGATATCTTTATAAATAACCCATTTAATAATAGCACCACTATCACGTCAACCGACCCAAGCAACCTATTCACGGATGGAAATACTTCTGACATAAGTATAAATCTAGCAGAAATAGGTTCAAGTAATTTACTTGCTTACACTACTTTAAGTTTCAAAGCACAAATTGGTGGTGCTTTCACCAGCATTCAATCGTATGCACTTGAATTCTCGCAAGATCTATATACAGTTGACATTACGGATATTAAACTTGATGTTATTGACCGTACTGTTACTTTTGAAGCTGACTTAACAGAATCAGACGACGCGGTCTTAGAAATAGAAGATACTGATGATAGTCACAGTATAGGACCTATGATAGTAGCTTTTATTGAAAATAAACATCTTAGACAGAATTCAGTACTTCATTATATTAAAAGACCTCAACTTGGAGATAATAATGGCGCTGTATCAACTAACCAAAATTGGGATAATGCAGCTCTACTTTATTATACAGTTGACGGTTACATGTATGCATATGAAAATGACGATGTTACTAAACCAGAAATGTATTTAATTAGTAGGGATAATAGTCCAACTACCTTTGTTAATTGGTCAACAACTAAACCCCTCGATGCTAAACATAAAGTTAAGATCTTTAATGCCGCACCAAACGGTCCTAGACCTACTGACTCGCTAGGTATGTATATGGGCCAAGATAATTATTTTTTTTATAGTCATACTAATTATAAATTGTATCGTTCTAGAGTTTCCACCAAAGTTAATAAATCTACTGACCGGAGCGGGGTTAAATTATTTTATCGGATAGACAACTTTAGTGGACATAAAATAATTGCAAACAATTCCTTATGGGTTAAGGCGTGGCCAGATAATGATAATAATAGAATAGTTGAGTCTACCAGCGGTGTAACCACGTCCGGGGATACGCGTAAGTTTTATTTTGTGCCTACAGCCAATCGGGGTCAATATTTACTAAAATATATGAATGGCGCTACTACGAGATACTTTGGCGTCGGGGCTAATGGAAATTTTTTCCGAACCGGCGAGATGGACGTCATCCCGACCGGTGCAGAATATAAAACATTTGAGTTATGGGCAGCTAAGGGCGACGAATTAAATGACACCAACGGTTTCGTAATTTATAATAGGCATAGGAGGAGATTTTTAAGAATGATAGATGTTGCTAATCCAAAACTAAACAGGGATAACAGGTTTTATCCACATACTGATAATAATAATCTGATAGATTTTATTGTATATTTATGTGATAGTATCAATAATGGTACTCCAAGTAATATCTTTTTCCCCTTCCGTTAGATCCAATAGTGCAGAGCCTTACAGAAGTCCTTGAGTCCCAATAGGTGTTCTTGATAGAGTGCCGTTGAGAATCCAAGTTCATAGGTTCTCAGGTTATCGTCAAATTGTTCAACCAAAAGTCCCTTTTGAAGATTGGTCATTCCCAAATAGGTATGAACTTGAATAAATTCATAGTTCTTGAGGACGTTGAATAGCGCCCTCGTCCTATTCTTGATTTCAACCAATGTGTGGGACCCGTCGGTTTCTTCCCTTAGGCGGTCAATCCGTCCGCATAGGTAGTACTGAGTTCCATTTATTTCGCAAATCAGTTGCTTGTAGAAGGTATCATCCTTCTTCAAGTTACTCCCCACCCTGTCCGATGTCAGGTCCTCATGGTTAATACCGTGGTTCGTGAATATGGTTTTCCTGATGTATTCGCATACTTCAACCTTTTCTTCTGAAGTGATACATTTCAGGCGGTTAACTGCATTTTTGGTGGCGTCAAACACTTGATTAATATGCATGGAATTTGAGGTCAGGGTACCCGAGGCTTCGTTGACAATAGAGTTCACTATTGGGTGGTCTCCAATGATTTCTTTTTGTTTTGTTTCGCGAGTTAGTCCTTGATATTTTTCTGGGTTGTACTTTTCCAATAGATAGTCCATAACCTCATTGGTTCTCTTATATGGGTGCTGCCCCAGACAGGCTGCAACGTCGCTCACCTTGATCCAAATCTTTTTGGGACTGATAGTTTTGGGTTCATCCAGCAGTCGTGGGTTCATCAGGTGTCTCCAAACGATACCCGAGGCTCTGGCGTCAGGAACTGCTGAATGTGCGTCCATAAGAGTATCTCCGGTTAGGTTTTTGTAGAGCAGTCCCAGTTTCATAGTTTTTTTGAGTATTTTCTTACACATTTGCAGTGTACAATTAGTATTTATGAATGGCAGTGGGTCTAATCCGGCTCGATAGCATTCTGAGAGTATGACGTTCATATCAAATTGAAGATTATGACCGACAATCAATGGATCGTCTTCCAGGATGACTTGGAGATTATCATATACTTCCTGAAAGGGAATTCCATTATCCTGACATTCCTGGTCTGTAATACCGTGAATGTGAGTGCCCGTGACTATGTATCCGTCTGGTTTCACCAGAATGTGCATGCTTCCAATTTCTTCACCAGAATCGTCAAACTCCACGATACCAACAGATACCAACCGACATGTATCATAGGTTGGGAGGTCCTGCGGTCCCTTCCGTGTCGTTGGGAGTCCGGTGGTTTCGGTATCCAACGCGAACATCTTTACTCTAGAGACTTTCTAATCTTAAACTGTGTTTGAACATATTTTTTTTAATCTATATACTCATTAAATGTCGAGTGGTATTGCTCAACTTTTATCGGTTGGTGCACAGGATACGCACTTAACTGGTGATCCCCAAGTTAGTTTTTTCCGTTCAAACTACCGCCGATACACAAATTTTTCCCAAGTTATTCATGAGCAAGTTATTCAAGGAAATATTAGAAATAATCAAATGTCTTCTATTCGTTTGGACCGCGAGGGTGATCTATTGAGTTATATGTACTTGACTGCGGAGAGTGATTCTGGTGCTGTATCAATTGAAGAATGGAGACTTTATATAGATAAGGTTGAATTATTGATTGGTGGAAGTGTGATTGACACTCAGGATAGTGAATTTAATCAGGAGATATCAATTGATTTATTGGCTCAAACCTACAGTAAGTCTGCGGCTTCTTCTCTTCATGGAGGTTTTGGTACTGAGAGTGATTTCTATCCTTTGCGTTTTTTTATGTGTGAAAATTGGCAAAATGCTTTACCAATATGTGCTTTGGAATATCATGATGTTGAATTGAGAATTTATTGGGGATCTCAAGTTGAAAATTATAGGTGGAAGTTATTTGCTAATTATATTTATGTAGATGGTTTCGAGAGGGAATTTTTCAACGAAAACGAACATGATATGTTAGTCTATCAGGTTCAAAAGAATATTCCTTCAAATGATAAAGTTCAAGAGTTAAATTTTGTTGGACCTGTAAAGTTTATAACGAGTAGTAATGCTATAACTGGTGAGGTGAATTCTTTGGCTTCGGTGTCAAACAAAATTAAGATTGAGATTAATGGGATTGACTTAAGTGAAATGAAGTTGTGTTCTCCGCACTACACAAGTGTAAGTTCGTATTATTCGACGAGTTATGCGACTGGTAATAGACAGAATCAGTTTGTGTACCCTTTTTGTTTGGATACTTCTAAATTACAACCTACTGGTACACTTAATTTTAGTCGTCTAACAACTGCTCGAATCGTTAGTGAACAATTATTGACCCGTAACATATTTGCTGTTGGTTATAATATTCTTCGTATAAAGAACGGTCTTGCTGGTCTTTTATATATGGGTTAAAAAAACTCTTGTATAAAGTTAAATGCCAAGACAGGTAGACTTAGGCACGACAGAAATTGTCGTGAAAACACTTGAAATTGGTGGTACTAAGGTTGAGAACCTGTCCCTACAGGAAGTGACACAAGAAGGTAATAGTACAACTATTCCAATAACATTAACTGAATTAAATTTACCCGAATCTGACCAGAATGTACTTTTCAGTGATAGTGGTACAGTCCGAGGTACTCCTAATATTACCCACAATAAGTTGTCCAAACTAACTAGTATTTTGGGTAAGATAAATTTAACAAAACCTTCTGGAACAACCAAAGTTGGTTATGTGACACAAAATGAAACCAAGAGTGTCGGTGTAGTTTTGGATGATTCGGACATATTAACAATTTCCTATGTGAATCCCACAACTCTTGAAGTGAGCGAAGGAGACGTACCAGTTGAAGTTAGGGGTACCATGAATGTGTCGAGTGATTTTACAGTGGGTGGTAGTGTTCTAAAGGTTTTTAAAAATTCTCAACAGGTGAAAGTCGGCAACACATTGGTTGTAGATGATTCAAATGTTTCAACACATTTATCAGGAAACACAACTACAGAACGACTAACAGTTGAACAAATTAATTTCAACGAATCTGAATTATATGTGTCACCCACCACAGTGAGTGCTAATTATTCGGGTGGTACTTTGACCTTGGATTGTAATCACGCATCCTTCGGGCGTTGTTTAGCAACTGGAACTATCGGTAATGGTGAGACTCTTGGAACCTATGTTTTCCAAAACTTAAAGTCTAGTAGTCGTATACATATTTTGCTACCCCAAGCGACTGGTAATTTTACAATTTCCAACACACCAATAGGAGGTATTTTTCAAAAGGTATCTAATCAATCAATGGTAAATGGTGATTATGCACTTTTGGAAATAGAAAATATTAATGGACATAATCTCATAAGTGTGAAAATATTTTCTTAACACAAATTAATAACTCTTCATGGCTCCTCATATCAGTGGCGATGCTTCCAACGTCTATGTGAATGAGGCGAACCTCGTCCTTGATAGCACCAAGGATATATTTTCCAACAACGCCACCTTCAGTGGTAGAGTGACTGCACAGGATATTACCCTTAACAACGACCTCGCAATAACAGGAGGATTAACTGTTGCCGGTACGACCACTCTTAACGACGCCCTTGACCTTAACGGTGCGGCGGACATTTCTTCCACCCTCACTGTTGCCGGTGCGACTACCCTTAATGGCGCCCTTGATTTGAACGCAGCGGCGGACATTTCATCCACCCTAACTGTTGGTGGTGCGACCACTCTTAACGCCGCCCTTGATCTGAACGCTGCAGCGGACATTTCATCCACCCTAACGGTTGGCGGTGCCACTACTCTTAACGGTGCCCTTGATTTGAACGCGGCTGCTGACATTTCATCCACCCTAACGGTTGGCGGTGCTGTGGATATTAACGCGGCAGCGGATATCTCAGACACTCTTACTCTTTCCAAGGCGTCCGGTACTGGTCTTTCAGTGGCCTCCGCCGCCTCAGTCGGTGGCGGACTTACCCTCACCGGTGCTCTTGATGCCAACTCCACCGCGGACATTGCTGATACCCTCACCCTTTCCAAGGCTTCCGGTACTGGTCTTTCAGTGGCGTCCGACGCTTCCGTCGGTGGTGCTCTCGCGGTGACTGGTGTGACCACCCTAACCGCCGCACTGGATGCCAACTCTACTGCTGATATTGCTGACACTCTTACGCTTTCCAAGGCGTCTGGCACTGGTCTATCTGTGGCTTCTGATGCTTCCGTCGGTGGTGCTCTTGTGGTGACCGGCACTGCCAGCACTGGTGCCGCGACTCTTGCGTCCGCTGCGGTGACTGGTGCTGCGACTGTCGGTACAACCCTTGGTGTGACTGGCACATCCACCCTCGCGGCTGTGAATGCTTCCGGCGCCGTCGCCTTGTCTGCGGCCGGAACTGCCCTTTCAGTGACCAACGATGCTTCCGTTGGTGGAACTGCGACTATCAATGACCTCGATGTGACTACTAACATCGACACGGCGACCCTCGCGGTTTCTGGAAACTCAACCCTCACTGGCACTCTTAGTGTGAACTCTGCGTCCTCAACTGCGCTTAATGTGCCCAACGGTAGCGGTGTGTTCGGCGGGTCCCTCACTGTCGGCGGAGACCTTAATGTGAATGGTTCAGTGACTGCTGTCGACACTGTGAACCTCCGTGTTGATGACCCAATTACCGAGTTCGGTTCCAACGTGACCAACGCGACTGACACTGGTTTCATCCTTACCCGCGAGTCTGGTTCATCCAATGTTGCTGTGTTCTATGACGTGTCTGCCACCGCCTTCAAGCTTGGTTACACGGCCGACCATGCGACTGATACTACTCAAATTAGCACGACCAGCGCCCTTCCAGTTGAAATCGTCGGTTCCCTTAATGTGTCCGGTGGCGATCTCGTGGTGAACACCACTGACCTAGTGGTTGACACTGCGAACAGCCGGGTTGGTGTTGGCACGGCGTCTCCTACAAAGGAACTTGAGGTGGTCGGTGAGGCGAAGATTACCCAGAACGTGTTTGTGACTAAGATTTTTTTTAATTAGACAATATTAAATGAGTGAACAACCTAATATATCAAGTAATTTTGGAAATGTTTCGGTCAACAATTCCAATCTTATTGTGAGTTCATCCAGTGCCATCTTCGATGTGGGTGATAATTTTACCGTTAATTCATTGGGTTCCAATGTCCTTGTTGTTAATGGTAATATTTCATGTTCCACATTACACTATGATTCACTGGATCCACCAATTAGTGGAGGTAGTTCCAACTTGGAAGATGTTTCGAATAATGGAAATGTAACTTCGAATACTATTCAATTTTTGAATTCAACAACTTCACTAGTGACTACCGGAAATGTAGGTATAGGTGATGGCGCTAATGTGACTTTCGGTAGATTATCAGTTAAATCTGACCAAACAGCTGTAATTGCAGTTGAAAGTACTCAACCACTTTCAGGTATTGGATTCAAATCTTCTACTACCGGGACGAATGGTAACAATCCAGCGTTCGGTTGTACAGGAGATGATTTTATAATCTATACAGGTGATCCAGCAGCACAAGCTATGAGAATATATGCCAGTGGAGACACCGTTGTCACAGGGAATGTTACAGCATCCGAGTTTCATGGTGATGGAGGATTTCTTTCAAACCTTTCAACAACGCCGACAAGTATCACAGATCTAGACGTCACAGATGGAACCAGTGGTCAGTTTTTAAAAACCGACGGAGCCGGAACATTCACATTTTCTCAGGTGCCTTATTCAGGTCTATCAGGTAAACCAACCAGTATAACAGATTTTGGAATAGTAGATGGCGCCGATAGTAATGTTTTAACTACCGACGGTTCCGGAAATTTTAAATTTTTAAAAATAGATTATTCAAATATTGCTAGTACTCCATCCTTAGCATCTGTTGCGACAACAGGCGCCTATAATGATCTAATAGGTAAACCAGTCATATCAATTTTAGCTCAAACTGGTGACTATGTTCATATAAGTAATATACCACCATCATTAGCTGAAACTTTAGATTCAGTATCTTCCGCGGGTAATTTCACTGGTGAAACTTTGTTTCTTACCTCGACTTCCAATAACATTGTTGCGAGTGGAAATATTCATGCACTATTCTTTCAGGGAGATGGTGGATTACTTTCGAATATTACAGTGCCAGCAAGTATCACAGACCTAGATGTGACAGATGGATCCAGTGGTCAATTTTTAACAACCGACGGAGCCGGAACATTCACATTTGCGTCTGTCAGTTCCAATCTTCAAGAGGTGACAGACCTAGGTAATGTGACTTCAAACACTGTAATATTCAACGGAGGATTAGTCACTGGTAATGCGGCTTCTGTCCTCACTGCCACTTCTAATACTTTAACAGTTGACATGGATGGACTATCCTATAAGACTTTTTCGTGTTCAACTTCAAATTCAATAGAAACTTTAACAACCTCCAATGACATTTTGGGATCCCAAGGAATGATTTTTCTTACAGCAACTGCTGATATAACTGTAAATGGTTACACGTCCAACTTGGGA